ATCATCCAACTCTTTTGTTTCAACTATGATGCCATCAAACTCATCTGTCGGATAAATGCTTACGTTTTGTTCTTCAGTTGCAATAACTGTTTGGTGCCAAACTTTGTTTTTCATTTGTTTTGTTTTTAGTTGATTTGATTTGTAGTCAGGACAGGATTCGAACCTGTTACAATAGCTTCACTTGGTTTCCCATCTTTTGCAGGTCTTTACACTATCTCAGATTTTCGCCCTACCCATAGTTTATTATACCGCTATTGTACTTCCGTCGCCTGACTGTTTTGTTATTTTAAAGTTTGGACTATGCTCAGTATTCCACCAGCTATTAACATTGAAATCAAAATATAACTCAATATAAGTGGAATGTTGATTCCAGGTTCAACCCAAAAATCATGCCAAATTGTTTTTAACTTATTTTTCATTTGTTTTGTTTTTAGTTGTTTTGCAGTCAGGACAGGACTTGAACCTGTACACCTTTCGGTCTTCCCCTTCCACTTAAGGGAGGGGACGGTCTAACCAATTCCACCACCTGACTGTGTTCCTCACCTGAGATTCCAGTGAGTAGATATTCTGGTTTTTTTGCTGTTCAAAAACCTACAGGTCTTACCCAATAAAAACGTCAACACTACTGGGAGGAGGTGTGTCGCTCTCCTTTGTTCCCAAGATGTCTCAATTACGCCGTAGACATTCTGCGAGTTCATTGTTTAAGTCTTGAACCAAAGACTCTGAGTATCTTTTACTCATTGCAGTCAGAGCAGGAATCGAACCTGCGTTGTTGCGCACCATCAAGAATGTAACGTTTGAGGCTTCCACCTACCTGGCTTTGACAAGTAGCTACTCTTGTATCCACCACACGGTTTTTTTTCTTTTTACATCTTAGCGTCTGCCACTTCGCCATCTGACTGTTTACTGTTTTAAAGCTGGTCTGTTTTCTCAGAGCAATACGTACATGCCAATTTTGTGAAAAGCAGTACCCAGGTCATTATCAATGACAACAAAGTCTTCTTTGTTTTCTTGTTCAAAAACAGAAGCAATGGTGTAACCTAGGTCTTTGTACGTCTGAGCAATGTCTGTCTCTTCTGGAAAGAGAAGTCTGAAGTCACCGGTTTCTGTGTCGTCGTCATGAACTCTGACCAGGCGGTAACCATGTTGTCTGAAGAACTCTGTTTGAGTCATAGCTGTAGTTTTTAAAAAAAAGGGGGAGGCTTTAACACCTCCCCCGTTGATTGTTATTCAGATGACTTCTTGGTTGGGACTAGCACCATTACGCGATCGTCTTGTACGAGTTCCCAATTGTAATTGGTTGTAAGGTAGAACGAGCGTTGATCTAATTCCTGATTGCATGAATTTCTGACTTGAATAAAGTCCTCCACAAGCCCCAAGGATTCACAAACACCTTTTGAAACAACTTTTTTTCCCTGCTCGGATTTGTTGGCATGCTTGGAGAAGTCAAAGTACTTGGTGATAGGAAAGCAGTCGGGATGGTTTTTCTTGATTTTTGGTTTCCACCTTTCACACGCCATATCGTGCAGTCCACGGATGGCTTCTACAGTAGTAGTTCCATCCAACTTGAAGTGTTCTGTGAGGTAATCCTTCTGTTCGTTGGTACTTGCTTCGTAGTACTCGTTGAGTAACTCACGGGAGATTCGGATTTGTTTTGACATGGGTGTTTGGTTTTGGTTTGGGTTTGTAATTTGACGGAACTGTTCAAGGGTGATTTCTTGGTAGTCGATGTATGCACCGTTTGCCTTTAAGCCTTTGGCATCGCTGGCATAATAATAACTTCCGTCACGGTGATGAGCTGATAATATAACGCTCTCATAAGGGTGGAGTATCCCGTCACGATGAGAAGTGGCGACTCTTTGTCTCCAACGATTAAGTTCTGCGTGATTATCTTTGGTTACAGGAATGTACCACTTTTCTGGGTGTTTCATGAATTGTGAGTTTGTGATTTGACGAAATTGTTCAAGGGTGATTTCTACAAATTGAGGATACTCATGAAGGCATTCTGCGATGTAACTACTATAGTAATTGCTTCTGTCAGTCGGATGCTCAGACATTAGGGTATGACCAACTTGAAAATTGGTGTAGTTTATAGATGCAGTGTTTCTCCACCAAGCAAAGAGTTCTTTAAAGTTTTCATCTGTGGCTTCAATACACCAGTGTTCAGGGTGTTTCATGGGTTGTGTGTTTGTGATTTGACGGAATTGCTCTAAGGTGATTTTTTGGTAGGATGGATGCATATTTGTAAAACTTTCCTCGGTGGCGGCCCAATAACCACTTGAATCTGTTGGGTGCTCTGAAAGCAACAGCCTTCCTTCTAATAGGTTACTGTTACTCCATGGGCTTCCTTTAGCTTTCGTTTGCCACCACGATTGAAGTTCTGCTTGGTTCTCTTCAGTTACAGGTATGTACCATTTTTCTGGATGTTTCATAGGTTTTGGGTTTGTGATCTCACGAAACTTTTCAAGGGTGATTTCTTGGTAGGAACTTTCTGAAGGGCGCCAATCGTCCAGAAAAAAGTAACTACCGTCGAATGGGTGTTCAGACACAAGGAATGAGCCTGGTACAAACTGGTCGTCCCATTTTGATGCTTCACTCGTTCTTTTGCTCAACCTCCAACGATTGAGTTCTGCGTGGTTCTCTCTGGTAGCAAGAATGCTCCATTTTGTGGGATGTGTGTTCACAGGTTTTGGGTTTAAATGACAAAAAAAAGACTGTTTAAACAAAAAAGCGGGGTGGCAGCCTCTCACAATCCGCGGGGTGCCAAAATCCTATAAAGACAAACAAAACAACTACAAGTAAGAAACTCCCTATATAGAGAAACTACCCAAATAAGAAACACACTCAACAGACACAGTATTCTTTGATATCTTAGTACCATTTCCACTCAGCTGTGGGGTCAGATTAGTATGGTGTCAAAGACCTACTGTGTCATCACATTGTAATTACAACTGTGACTGTTGAGAAGTGCTTAAGTCTCTCAAAAAAGAGTCCTTACTTGCGTTGTTAGGTGATGTATAGCTATCTAGTGCCGAAGTTGGCTGTTGTTTTCAAGCATTTTTGTGGTGGTCGAGAGTGTTTTAGGGGTGGTTTTCTCACCATCTGACTCTCTCAAAAAAACACCACAGAGGTGCGTACTGCGCTGATTAATAACGCAGTACGCTTTCTCTGAAGTGGTGACAGGCTGCTAATTACGCACTGAGGTTGGCGTTATTAGCGGCTTTTGCAGCAATGCTTACACGCACTGCGTCACCGTTGTCGTGGGCTACACGTGTGTCCATTTCTGTACCTGTTGGATCGTATACAGAGAACCTGACAATGCGCTCACCGCCGTAGCAGAGTTCCACGCCGTCTTGTCCTGCACGCTTTACATAGGGTTCAATGGCACGGTTGTAGTCCAGCGCTTTATTCAGAAACGCATCCATCATATCCTGAGGCACTTCGCTTTCAAGGTACTCTTTGATAACGATTTTGCCAGGAAGTGTGAGACTCTTGTTTTCCTGAATGAACTTCTGAAGCACAGGGATTTTGGCTTTTAACAGCGTGCTGCGCTTGCTTTCTTGGAGCCACGTGCCACCGGGCACGATAGACGATTGTTGCAGTTGAAGAAAACCAAACTCAGGGTTCTTTTCAAACGCAGTAACGAGGCTACCAGTTTTGGAGTTGGGGATGATTTGAACTTGAGACATACTAAAAAAAGGGGGTTTAAAGTGTGAATTAAAGGGGGGGTTGAAGGTTGTGTGTAGAAAATCTGTAGAAAAAACTAAGCTCAAGGGGTGTTAACGGTTGTGGTTGTCGTTAAAGAGGCCCTTTGAGATGTGGTCACTGTTGAATAGATGCTGTCGTTGGAGGGTGGTTAGGGACGCTGTGGGTTGAAAAAACTGACAGAAGAGGTGTTACCCTCCTCTGTCAAGTTCTTTAAGCACGGTCGTCATTGACTTTGACAAATGTAACCTTGCTGACAAGGTCAATTTGTTCATCACTGAGACCACGGCTGAGGTCTGAAATGTTGAGTGTGACATAAGTATATTGGATATACTCCACGTCATCGATCTCGTGAATCTCACAGGAAGCACCGTCAGGTATTTCTTCAACAGCCAATTTTGCGAGGTATCCTGATGCGAGATCTAAACCAAAGGCAACCGCCTCCTCTGCAAACACGCCCGTACGATAATCTGGTGAAAACGAAGAAGCGAACAGATCGGGATGTTTCGCTTTCATGTGGTCAAGGAACGTTTCAGAGAAACTAAAACCACCGTAAGATTTGTTGATCAATACTTTATTCATGATGTTGTTTAAATTTAAAGGTTAGACAAAGTTGAAATCTGAATTAAAAGGTGGGTTAACGGTTGCATGGTAACCAAACACAAGCACGAGAGAGGACGAATCCTCCCTCGATGCTTGGTTCAGCGAGGCTTAGTAGCCTGGCAGCACTGCGCCCGACGCACTTACAGAGGCGCGCTGTGCGACGACCTCTGAGACGTTTTCGTGAGCAATGTGCACGTCAGGCATTTTGCCTGATGGGTCGTAGTCTGAGAAACGCAGAATACGCTGACCGTTGGACATCAGCGCGACGCCGTCTTTACCTGCACGCTTGATGAAGCCTTGGACGGCTTCCTCGTAGGGCAGTTTCTTGTTAAGACGCGCAGTGAAGTTTTCAGGCAGTTCGTTCTCACGGAACTCGTGGACAACGATGCGACCGGGTAGAACACCTGTCTTGTGCATGTTGACAAATTTGGTGAGAACAGCAATGTCTCCGCGAAGCAGTGCGCTACGCTTTTTGTCGCGAGCCCAATTGTCAGGAGACATGACGATTTCTGAAGACTGGACATGGATGAAGCCAATTTCAGGGTTGGACTGATAAGCGCTGATGAGAGCACCTGTGGACGCATTGGGGATGATCTGGACGTTGTTCATGAGAGTTTGGTTTAGTTGAACAAAAGGGTGGGTTGAAGGTTGTATGAAAAGGCCTTAAAAGACAAGAGAGACGCTGCGTGAGCAACGTCCCTCCTGTCTTGGTGTGCTGCGCAGGTTGGATGACTTTCATCCATTGGCATTGACGCAGTACTCCCTGAAGTATTTGAACGCTTCAGAGAGTGACATAGCAACAATGCTGTACCCTGCAATAACGAAGATTTGCAACATGTAGCGAAGGATTAGACCTGAACTCCGGGGGGGGTTAAGGGTTGTTGTGGATGATGGGGGGAGGTGGTTGGGTGGGACTCCACACTCTCTCTTCCTCAGTCAGGTTCCAGTACCGTGGGTCAGGTTGCAGCTCACAAGAAGTCAGGTTCTAGCTCACAGGTATGTTATGTATCACATGCTGCTAGGTTGTTTATTCACTCCTTACGTTCTTACGGTGGTGTGGTAAGTGAGAGGTGTGTGTCTTTGGTTTTGTCTTTATCTCTCTCTAGAGGATTTGAGCACCCCGCCCAAAAAAAAGCCCCCAGGGGGTACCTGAGGGCTTACATGACCGGGGGGATGGTTTAGTTGGAGGTAACCATCATGATGTCTTTTTCACTACTGAGTTCTATCTCGTAGTGCCAGGTCTCATCAGTCTCCTGGCAGCATCTGTACATGGGGGTTGTGATATCACCCGCCACCTGGATGGCGTTGATGATGCGGGGCAGCTGCATGGTGTCAGTTTTTAGGTAGACGATCTGCCCAATGTCAAAGTTGTTGTAGATGGTTATCATAGCTTAGTTGTATTCAAAGTCAAGGATTTTGCCTACTAAGTCAGAGCGGTGGTTCTCTTTGAGCTTGACCCACTTGATCTCAGGGATCTTTTTGCTCAGCTCTATGGCGTAAGAGAGACCATTGTACTCGTCCCTGATGTCTTTTTGTTCGTTGTCACCGTTGACGATGATCTTACCTGTCTTACCCAGGCGTGTGAGAATGGCCAGCATCTGTGACTTGCTCAAGTTCTGTGCTTCTTCTACTACTAGCACATCATCAATAGTTTTTCCCCTAATGAACTGCACTGGATAGGCAACGATCTTCTTTTCTCTGACCATCTCCTGGATCCGTGCCTTTTCATAGCACTTTTCCAGGTTTTCAACAAAGGCTTCTAAGTATGGGTTGAACTTTTCATCCAGGGTACCAGGCAACAGACCCATGGTGGCGCCCACCTCAATGGTAGCGCGGGTTACGTAGATACTGTCACATTCTTTCTTGAAGAGGAAGTCAAGGGCTGTTTGTGCAGATACCAGGCTCTTACCTGAGCCGGCACGCCCTGTGACAATGACGATCTGGTTCTCTCTAATCAAGCGTTTGACATCTTTTTGTTCTTCGTTAAGTTCTACTAAGTACTTGATTTCAGTTTTGCGTGATCGGTTGGTGTCTCTCATAAGGAAGGGTTCACTACAATTTAGTGATCAACCTTACAAGTAGTTCACTTGTGTATAAACCAAGCAAGCTGCCGGCAGTTGCCCCAAGTGAGTAGAGCACCCTGTCAGTAAGGGTACCAAAGACGATCTTTTTGATATTGTAGCTCCAGACCATGGAGATCATAAAGGCAGCAAAGAAGACACCCAGATAGAGATGCTTTGCCAGAAATACGGTGTTGATGGCCACAAAGTAAACTTGTACCACACCGGTGATGAAGAGTTTTGTCCAGGTTTTCAAGGGTTGTTGGGTTTAAAGACTTCGTTGAGAGAAAGTTTGTGAGACTGAAATTCAAGACGTTTCTCTGCACAAGGACGGCAGCAAGTGACCATCCAACCTTTGGTCCACTTACCTACGTTTTCTGTGGAGCCACATGACTCGCAGGTGTTGTCAGACTCTTCTTCAGCCTGGTCAATGGCGTCCCAGTTCTTGTCAAGGGTGCCACCCAGCGGTACAAACCTCAAGATCCCCCACTTTTCTTTGATGTCTGCCACCTTGGTGACCACGCGGGTGTTGTGCTCCAGGTTGTGGAGGTCATCGTTTTCCTTGATGGTGGTAACAAGACGCTTGATGATAGGGTACCAGCCCAGGTCTACACCCAGGCCACTGCTCCATGGCACCAGGTCGAGGTTTTTGCCCTGAAACATCTCTGGGTATATCCTGATGATCTCAGCAGCCAGCTTTTCAGTCTCTGTGGCCATGTCAGTTCCAGTGTTTGTTGTCGCGCTCAAAGTAAAACTCCAGAGGCTTCTTTTGGTGATCGTAGTAGAAACCTACCACATCGCTTTCAAACTTGCTGTGCCAGTTCTCAAACAGGGCTACTGAAACTACTTTGAAGCCCAGCTCAATGAGGTGGTTGGCGTAAAAGTTAAAGTTGCCACCGGTGATGACCCCTGCCTCTACCAGAATAACGCTCTCATATCCGTGCAGTGCAGCGCAGGTACGCTCAATGAAGATACTGCGGTAAGGCTGAGGGTCTTCGTCAGGGTAGGGTACGTCTACACTTACAATGTCCAGCATTTCTCCCTCATGGCTTAAGTGGTGGGCAACGTGCATGGCTGCTGTGGCGCTGTAGTCAGGACTGATCATCAGCACAACGGCCTTGCCAGGTTTTAAGTGAGGAATTTTCTCCAGCACAGCGCAGACTTGCGTAATGGCTTCCCATTCTTTTTTTCGTGTAACGTACATAGGTCTTTAGGATTGGAGGGTGTATTCAGAGTTTTGAGTCTTAAACTTTAGGGTGCGATCGGTGTGTTCAGTAATCTCAGTGATGATGGTGGTGAGCCAGGTGTAGTACCTACCTAGCTGAGGATTGATGATGCAGGAGGTGCCTACAGAGGGGTTGTCCTCAAAGGCCTTGAAAGTCCCATCCTCATTCCATCTGACGAACTTTACCTCAGTACCCTTCACCGTCATGCCATCACCCAGACGGGTGAGGGTGTAAATTGCATGCTTGGGACTGCAGGCTTCGCAGTACTGCGCTGCAAGACCACCCTGACCTTGACTTGCAGCCAGTTCCTCCAAGGTGTAGTCTTTGGCTTTCTTGATGATTTTGCTGCAGTTAGAGCACAAAAGTGCGCTTTGCCCATTGTTGAACTTGAAGATGGCGCTCATGGTTTGAGGTGGTTTTGTTGTAAATACTGGTGCAGTGACTTTATCTTCTCTACAAAGATAAGTAAAATTTGTAGAAGTTAAACTTTTGAAGTATATTTGTAGAGAAGAAACTCTTCAAAATGTAAACCTCCCCCTATGTCAGAACCAAACCAAACACCCCAGGAACCTACCCGCGATGAAGTCATTGCGTGGTACAAAAGCCAAATAGAGCTTGCACAACTGCGTGCAACGCTTGCAGAGTATCAAAGCAAGGCTGTACAGGAAGAAGCCAGACGTTTGCAGGCCCTTGTAATCATTGCAAATCTGACCAACACTACTACAGAAGAAGAAAGCCCTAATGAAAAACCAAACACCTAAAGTTTAACTTTTACTTGCTTAAACTTTACAGAGTTCGTTGTTCAATCCTAGAAAAATCAAGCCACTATGGCGCAATTGGTAGCGCGGCGCATTTGTACTGCGATGGTTGTGGGTTCGACTCCTGCTAGTGGCTCTCCCTTTAAACCAACCCTAATCTATGTCAACACCTTTTAGTAAACTGCTAGGAACAAGAATCCTGCTAAACAAACCTGAAAAACCTGAATCCAAGATCCAGCTCTCTGCTGAAGCAGAAGCTGAAATGGAAAGGGAGATGATGAGCAAATGGACCAGACTGGAGGTCTACGCCACCGGTCGTGAAGTCACCGAAGTGAGTGTTGGTGATAGGGTCTTTGTACCTGCTCAGTACCTGCATCATGCAGAAGTGGTTCATCTTGAAGATGGCCAGATAAAGCTCATGATTGCTGAACGCGATGTGGCCCTTGTGTGGTGATGTTCCTTTAACCTCAATTCTTTAACTCCCAAAACCAATGATCAGATTTTTTCTCAACCTGTTTTTAAGAGCTCCTCGTCACAGCTTTGCAGCGCTGGAGCAAAAGCGGCACAGCATTCTGAAGACCTTCTACCAGATGTCTACAGAGCTTTCCACCCTTCACGATGAACAAGTCACAGCCTCATTGGCCATGGCTGTAAAAATCCAGGAGCTGGAGAATGAAAAACGCAGCATTGACCAGGAAGCACATGCTACTGAGCAGACGCTGCTAAAGATCAGCAGCATTATTGGCGAACAGTAACGCTTATGCGGGCAGCCCTGGTGGCAGTCGTGGCTCATAACCACAGATGTGTGGCAGGTTCGACCCCTGCGCCCGCTACCAATGTCCAGTTTTTTTGCTAATAAACTGGACACCTAAACAACGTAAGTAAATGTACCTGACACTGATGTAAGCGTAGAAAAAGCATCTCTCCGCAGTTGGGTGGAACTGCAGCTTCACGCTCCCGCAGGAGCCACAAAGTTGGGAGAGTGTTCAGGTGAAACTCCTGAGTGAATGGTATTAACCTTCAAAAACCATGGAAGTAAACAAAGTTCAAAAAAAGATTAGGGTCACCCCTTATGAACTGGTCAAGTACCAAGTGATCACTAATCTTATCTTTTTCAGGAAAGAACACCTGATCCCTTCAGACATTGAGATTCTCACCATGCTTGCGCTATGGGGACCGGTGGAGCTGAGCAAGTTTTGCAATGCTGCTGCCAAGGTTCTATATGGCGCAATGGAGCCAGAAGAGTTCTCTGTGCGTGCTCAGAACGTACGCAACCGCATTTCCAAGCTGGAAAAGCGAAAGATCGTGGTCAAGAGCCGTGACAACAAAAAGCTCATCATGATCACACCCTCTATCGACATCCACCGCAAAGGAAACATTTTGTTGGACTACAACCTTCTTGCCCTTGAATCCTCTAAAGCGTAAAGAACTCTCCATGCTGGCAGCTGAAAAGCTGGGCAGAGACCCAGGTGAGGTCGATGACATCGTTGCCTTCTTTTATAATCATGTTCAAAAACGCCTGGGCAGCCTGCAAAACATCGCAGTGAACGTTCCTAACCTGGGAACTTTTGTGCTGAAGAAAAAACGTGTGCTCAAAAAGCTGGAGAAGTACAGCAACTACCTTAAAAAGCTTGACAATGCAGGCTCACTCAACGCTTTTGAAAAAAGAATGGTGGTTAAAAAAGACATTGAGTCTTTTGAAGCAGCCCTGCGGATCATGGAACAAGAAGAGCAACGTCGCCAGGAAGTTCAAATTCTTAAAGAAAAACGCTATGCTGATCAAGATCTATAAGAACCGTAACCAGATTATGGAAGGCATTACCAACGCAGTGTTCAAAAAAGAACACGTTGAACAGGTATTTACCCACCGCATGGCCATCTGCCAGAGTTGCCCTTTTTTCAAAAGTAAAGGAGAGAAAAACTGCGTTGCCCCAGGCACGCACCCTTGTTGTCCGCAGTGTGGCTGCTCGCTGAAGTTCAAACTTAGGTCACTGTCATCTTCCTGCCCTGAGGGCTACTGGGAGGCAATTCTCAGTGAGAAAGAAGAAGACCTTTTAAAGCAAAGCATTGAAAACCAAAACAACCTATGAGCATACTTTTTGAACCCTCTTCACACACCTACACATCAATAGACCCTCATGACACCACACAGTGGATTAGCGTTACAACCCTTCTAGGCGCACTTAAGCAACCCTTTGACGGAAAGGTTATGTCTAAGAAAAGCTCCAATAACAAACGTTCTAAATGGTTTGGTATGACACCTGATCAGATTCAGCAGATCTGGAAGAAGGAGGCTGATCGTGCCTGTAACCTAGGTAATTGGTACCATGACCAGCGTGAACGTGATATTCTGGGCTGCCAGAGCATTGTGAGGTATGGTAAAGAACTGCCTGTGATACGCCCCATGCAGGATGAAACCGGTATAAAAGTGGCGCCTTCTCAAAAACTCATTGAAGGCATCTACCCTGAGCACATGGTTTACCTGCGTTCTTCAGGGATATGCGGTCAGAGCGATCTGGTAGAAGCTGCTGATGGACTGGTTCACATCACAGACTACAAGACCAACAAGGAAATCAAAACTGAAAGCTTTAAGAACTGGCAGGGTGTTTCTCAGAAAATGCTGGCACCGGTGTCTCACCTAGACGACTGCAACTTAAATCACTACACCCTGCAGCTATCCATTTACATGTACATGATCTTAAAGCACAACCCTGCACTGAAGCCAGGTAAGCTTACCATTCACCACATCCTCTTTGAAGAGGAGGATCAAAAAGATGAGTATGGATATCCTGTACTTAAAGCAGACGCCAGCGGTGATTTCATTATCCGTGACATTGTTCCTTATGAGTTGCCTTATCTCAAAGAAGAGGTGCTTTCCATTCTTACCTGGTATAAAGACAACGCAGCCAAGCTGCAAAAACACAAGAAGTCATGATTAAACTATTTGACATAGAAAGTGGCAGGATCGTTCCCTCAGAACACTGCTTCACCCTTAACGTACTCAAAGAGATCATGAAAGAGTACACAGAAGACTACATGGACGTGTACGCTTACCTGTTTTACATGACCTGCCCCAACCCTGATATTAACCCTTTCTTTGACACACCTGAACATGAAAAAGAAGAACTAATCCTTTCACAGCTGCAGTCAACTTTCTCTACAGAAGATGAGCTGATTATAAAGGCCCTGGAGTTTTGTAAAAAGCTCTACGAGACACCTACCTACAGGGCTTTTATGGGCATCAAACACATGCTGGACCGTCTTGCGCGCTATATGGAAACCACAGCCATTGAACACGGTCGCGATGGTAACATCAACTCACTGGTCAATGCAGCTGCCAAGTTTGACCAGATCCGCCAGTCTTTTAAGGGTGCTTACAGGGACCTGATGGAGGAACAGAAATCACAAGTGAGAGGTGGGCAGCACATTGCATACGACCAAGGTTAAGCCAAAATTTACAACCATGTCCAAAAACCAGAACCTTTACGATTGGGTGTTTCACTACAACCACTACACCAAGTTGTGGGCGGCCTACCATAGGGATGACCACAAGGCCTACTTCAATGCAGAGGAGTCTTTGCACCCGATTTTGAGACATTCAAACATCAAAGTGCTTATGCGTCATATTGCAGACAGCAATGGAGATCCAGAACTGTTACTCTGCATGTCTGCATCTAAGTAATGTACATCAAAGTTCCTACATACCACGCTGTTACAGACACCTGGTCGCACACTGAGTTTGCGACAAGGGACGAGTTTGTCAAGTTTTTGTGGAGTATGTTCAAGGAACCGGGTCAGTACCAGTTTGACAGTACTTCTGAGAAGTTCAACGAACAGGCTAAAGTCTTTAACAAGCATCGTGTTTACACAACTGCGCCTAACCGCAGCAAAGACTTTGTCTACTACTGGAATACACAAAAAGACCGCTGCCGCAACGGGGTGATCATGCACGGTGCTTCCAACACCTGGTATCTGACCCGTGACTACTACATGTGGCTCAACTTCCTTCCCATCTACAACAAGGAGGTAAGTAAGTTCACCTTTGCCGACGTGCGTGACGCGCAGTACCACATGGCCCTTTATGAAGACATTGCCAAACACAGCTACCAACACTGCGCAATCTTAAAGAAACGTCAGATCGCGTCCTCTTACTACCATTCTGCCAAGATCATTAATCTGTACTGGTTTGAGGAAGGTGCTGTCAACAAGATGGCAGGCTCTCTGAAAGACTACATCAACGAAAAAGGAACCTGGCGCTTCTTGGAGGAGTACCGCAACTTCTTGAACACACACACCGGCTGGTACCGTCCCTCCAACCCTGACAAGGTGCTCAACTGGGAGCAGAAAATTGAAGTGAGCCAGGGTGGTAAGAAGCGCGACGTGGGTCTGAAGAGTGTTATCTTTGGACTTGCGCTGGAAAAAGACCCCACCAACGGTGTCGGTGGTCCCTGTACCTTCTTCTTTCACGAGGAAGCAGGTATTGCACCACGCATGAATGAAACCATAGAGTACCTGCTGCCTGCC